GTCCAGATACATCCAGAACGGCGAATCCGCCATCAGCCGTGCGGTACGTTCTCTGGATGATGTGCAGATTGAAGCCGTGCCTTCTTCCCTGATGAAAACAGCCTACGATTTCACAGAGGGCTATAAGGCAGGCGTTGGTGCAAAGCAGATCAATATGATGCTGGTGCATCCATCCGCAGTCATTACGCCCGAAAAATATTCCTTTGCCCAGCTGGATGCACCTTCCGCAGGTTCCGAAGGGAAATATATCTACTTCGAGGAATCCTACGATGATGTATTCATCCTGAATAAACGCAAGAATGCAATCATGTTCAACACAGAAGCGTAAGGAGGAATGACCCATGAAAATGGTAATGAAAGGCAACAAACAGCTCCGTGTGGCAGATGAGCGGGTGGATGATATGCTGGCGGCTGGTTTCTGCGAAGTGGATTCCAAAACAGGCAAAATCATTAAGGAACCCAAGCAGGATGCCCTGGCGGAGCTGAAAAAAGAGAACAAGGCTCTGGAGAAGGAAAACAAAGCTCTGGAAAAGGAAAATGAAGCTCTGAAGAAGGAGAATGAAGCTCTGAAGAAGGAGAATGAAGCTCTGAAGAAGGAGAATGAAGCTCTGAAGAAGGAGAATGAAGCCCTGAAGAAGGAGAATGAAGCCCTGAAGAAGGAGAATGAAGCCCTGAAGAAGGAGAATGAAGCCCTGAAAGAAGAACTGGATGGGCTGAAAGCGAAAGAAGCGTGATACCATGTATCTGACCTATGAGGAATATAAAACAAGGGGCGGCACCTTAGAGGATGCCGCCTTTTCCCGTTTCGCCTTTGGGGCAGAGCAGACCATCCGCAGGGTGACCTTTGGCAGGGTGGATCAGATGCAGAAGGTTCCAGAAAGTGTGAAATGGCTGGTCTTTGAATTGGTTGGCATGGCAGAACATGCGGCGGCGGAAAACGCCAATCTTTCCAGTGAAAAAGTGGGGGAATGGTCGAAAAGCTATGAGGTCGTCACAGAAGCCGACCGACAGGCGAAAACCAACGCACTCATTCGAAACTATCTGGCGGCGGAAACCGACGATAACGGCGTTCCTTTGCTGTATCTGGGGGTGGACGTATGATGTTCGTCCATGACTGTACGGTTTATCGGGAAGAAGATGGCGGTTGGAAGCGGTATGTGCTGCAGGGTGTTCTCTGGCAGGATGTTTCAGCGGCAAAGCTGGAGAAAAGCGGCTGGAAGGATGCCAATACCGTAGAGGTCTACATTCCCCATTCCCTTGGCTTCAAGGTGAAGAAAAAAGATATGCTTCTGAAAGGAGTAGTGGACTATGAGATTCAGAAAAAGCCATCGGAGCTGTATGCTATCGGTGATGTGCGGACGGTGACGACGGTGGACAGCTACGACTTCGGGGGACTGAAACACGATAAGGCAGGTGGTCGCTGATGGGAAAATACGTCAGCATGAAGGGAAAGATAAAAATCCAGACAAAAGCCTTTGACGGGGTCTTTGAATGGTCGCCCCGGGCGGATCCTGAATGGGATGGGCGGTTTGCACTGGCCCAGAAGGTGGTAGACAGTGCCGTCCTGCGATATTCCGCCCCATACGTCCCCTTAGAAACAGGGACACTGAACCGCAGCGGTGTTTTGGGAACGAAAATCGGCAGCGGAGAGGTTGTCTGGAACGCCCCTTATGCCCGTTTTCTCTACTATGGCAAGGTCATGGTTGGGGTGAATACGGGCAGCCCTTGGGCGAAGAAGGGGGAACGGAAGAAGGTCACCGACAGAGATTTGAAATATCACGGCGGCGGAAAGCGTGGGAAGCTCTGGTTTGAGCGGATGAAAGCCGACCATCGGAAGGATATCTTGAAAGAAGCGAGGGAGGCGATGAGGAAATGAGCATCATCAGCGCATTACAGAACTATCTTATGGGTTTTGACGGCATGGAGATGCGCACCATCCACACGGACGGTACGGAATCGGAGGCGGGCACCTGCGCCGTAGCCCCTGCCGGCAACAGTAAGACGGTGGAGGATATCATCGGCAACCGTACATATATCAACAACTATATCTTCTATGCCAGAGAATACACCACCAGCGAGGCGGAACGGAAGGAAAACTACGATTTTCTGGATGCCTTCTTTGAATGGCTGGAAGATAACAACGACAATGAGGTGTTCCCGGAAATCCGAGGCTATGCGGTGGAGGAAATCTCTGCAGCCAATGTCATGCTTTTTGATGTGGATGAGGATGGACGGGGAACCTATCAGATTCAGATTCAATTAAAACTGACGAAAAGGAGAGGATAAGATATGAGCGAAGCAAAGAAAATCAAAAGAAGTAAGTTCGCAGCATTCCTGAACACAGGCACATCCGGTTCGGAAACATGGTCCCTTATCGGGGATGGTGTCACCAGTATGACGGTCAGCTATAACCCCCAGACCAGTGACGAAACATATATCCATCAGGACAGCGGCACAACGGACGTGGAAAGCTATAAGCCTACCTCCTCCGTGCCTATGACAGCCCATAAGGGCGACCCTGTCTTTGATTTTGTGGACAGGCTGAGAAGAAAACGTGCCGTGCTGGAAGATGCCAGAACGGAGATCTGCATGGTCTATCTGTATGAAGGGGAAGGCAGTTCCTATCCTGCGGAGAAAAATATCTGCTCCATCCAGATTGATGATTTCGGCGGCGAGGGCGGCGGTTCTAACGTTATCAACTTTACGATCAACTTCGTGGGCGATGCGGTGGAAGGTACCTTCGACCCTGAGACAAAGAAATTTACGGCAGGTGCAGCGGCATAAGGAGGAATAAGGAATGGAAAAAGTTCGCTATAATGATGGAGAAATCAGGCTGATGGTGAATGATGACCCGGATAGAGTGATTTCTTTCAACCCGGAAGATATTGGCTTTATCAACCGCTATTTTGAGCTGTGCGATTTTATCGAACGGAAGCAGGAAGAATATCTGAAGGAGGCGGCTGAAATCGACAAGCTGGAGAAAGGCAGGGAAAGACGTGGTTTCCGCCTCTACCAGACCATGTGCGAGGATATCAAAGGCCAGATTGACTATGTTTTCGGGGAAGGTACCAGCAAAGCATTTTTCGGCGATTCTATCCGTCTGGATATGTTCGAGCAGTTTCTGAGTGGCATTGTTCCCTATGTCCAGAAGGCCAGAGCGGATAAAATGCGCCCTTATCTGGAACAGAAGGCGGGAGGCGTACTCTGATGGGCTTCCTGACCGATGGTTTTCCGGATCGGGCGGAGGTGGCGGGAAAGGTCTATCGGCTGAATACCGACTACCGCACCTGTATCCGCATCATTCAGGCCATGGAGGACGTGAACCTGACGGAGATCGAAAAGCAGTCCATCCTTCTGCGGCTGTTGTATCAGGAATTGCCGGAGGATATCCCGGAAGCGGTGCGTAAGGGTGTTTTATTCCTGAACTGCGGCGAAGCAAAGGAAAGCTGCGGCGGAGAGCGGGTATATTCCTTTCGACAGGATGACCGCTATATCTTTGCTGCCGTGGATAAAGTCCTGCAGGGGCGACTTTCCAAAGGGGAGAGCGTCCACTGGTGGGAATTTGTTTCTGCTTTCATGGAAATGCCTGAGGATTGCGTGATGAGCCGTATCATCTATTACAGGAGCAGGAAAAACGCAGGAAAACTGACAAAGGAAGAAAAAGAGGTCTGGGCCAAGAATCGGGAGCTGTTTGAACTGGAAGAAGTGCAGACAGCAGAAGAAAAAGCGAAAGAGGATGCATTTATGGCTCTGCTTGGCAGAAATCCTTGAAAAATCGGAAATTCTACCGTATGATGGTGGAAAGAGGATTGCAAGGAGGGAAAACCATGGGCGCATACGGCACACCGGATACATACCCATATGAGGAAATCGAAAGAAAATGCCCGAAATGTGGGAAAAAAAAGCAAAGGAAAGTTTTGCTGTCATTGTGGATTTCCAATGGAGCTGGACGGAGAAAAGGGCTACAAAAGTATGTATAGTGTGTATATTGATGTACTCACTATTGTAGCGTTTTTAATCGGTGTTGTTTTGGGACCTAAAACGATAAACGGAATAATGTTTATGGCGTGGATTGCCTGCTTATTCTATTCAGCACAAAATCTATTTGGAGCATTTCTCTGCATTGTCAAAAAAACGAAGAATAAGAGATACATAAAGCATTTTTTGTGGTCTTTACTTATTTCTGTTGGCATATTTATATTGTTTCTGATGACAGCACCATAAAGAACGGCATCTATCTGAAAAGATAGGTGCTTTTTCGTGTATACCTTGCAATCCTTCCTTTTGTGTCGTATGATGAAGTTACATAGCAAAAAGGAGGGGTTTTTATGAAATTTCAGAGAATCAGAGATATGGTATGCGGGGCTTTGATCGCTTCTTTGGTGCTTTGCTCCGGCACAGTGGCCTTTGCGAAGGTAGCAAACATGAACATTCCTGTTTCCTACAATAACATCAAGGTTGTAGTAAACGGGAAACAGTTAAGCACAAGCAAAGAACCTTTCACCTATGAAGGGACAACCTATCTTCCCATTAGAGCAGTAGCGGAAGCAGTTGGCATGGATGTAAACTGGGACGGGCAGACCAAAACGGTCACACTGAGCAGCGGCGGTTCCACTGAAACACAGCCTGTTAAGAAGGAAGAAGGCACTGCAGTTGGCAAAGTTCTTTATAATGCGAATGGCATTAAAGTAACGTATAAGGGGATTAGCAGTGAAGAACGTTTGATTACAGGAAAAAGCGTGAACCTTCTGATTGAGAATACGTCAAATAGAAATCTGACTGTTCAGGTAAGGGATTTTTCTGTAAACGGCTATATGTCGGATCCTATTTTTTCCAGTAGTGTTGCAGCAGGTAAAAAGGCTATGGATGAAATCTCTATTATGAAGAGTGATTTAGAAAAGAATGGTATTACTGATATTGAAGACATCGAATTTACATTCCACGTTTTCGATGATGATGATTGGGAATATCGTTTTGATTCTGGAATAATTAAAATTAAAGGATAATTTGCATAAAAGGAAGCACTCACAAATGTGGGTGCTTTTTTCGTGGGAAAAAGGAGGTGAAGCCATGGCGGCAGGATACGACGGCAGTATCCGTATTGATACAAGATTAGATACATCTGGATTTCAGAAGGGGATTAGCACCCTGCCAAAGCAGTTATCCGGGCTGACAAAGACGGCTACGGTTCTGGGTGGCGCTTTGACAGCTGCCTTTGCGGTAGATAAGATTATTGCTTTTGGGAAAGAGGCCATCAATCTGGCATCCGACCTGCAGGAAGTGGAAAACGTGGTAAACGTTGCCTTTGGGGATATGGCCTACATGGTGGAGGAATTTGCGGATACCTCCATTGAGAAATTCGGTATGTCCGAACTGGCGGCGAAGCGAACAGCTTCTACCTATATGGCTATGTCCAAGGGCATGGGCATCACAGGGGAAGCGGCGGCAAAAATGGCGATCGAAGTGGCTGGCTTATCGGGGGATATGGCATCCTTCTACAACGTTTCGCAGGAAGTGGCAGATACAGCCCTGAAAAGCATCTGGACTGGTGAAACAGAAAGCCTGAAACAGTTCGGCGTTGTAATGACGCAGGCGAATCTGCAGCAATTTGCTTACCAGAATGGCATCCAGAAAAAAATAGCTGCCATGTCGCAGGCGGAACAGGTACAGCTTCGCTATATGTATGTGATGCAGCAGTTAAGCCTTGCACAGGGAGACTTTGCCCGTACCAGCAGCAGTTGGGCCAACCAGACCCGTATCCTTTCTGAAAACTGGAAGGAGCTGTTGAGTATTCTTGGCAGCGGCTTGATTGAAGTACTGCTTCCTGTGGTTCAGTTCCTGAATGTATTGGTGCAGGGGCTGATAGCCGTTGCAAAGGGCATTGGCGCAGTGTATCGGATGCTGACCGGGAAAGAGGCAGCTACGCAGACGGACAAGATGTCTGGTTCGCTGGGAAATCTATCTGATTCGGCGGCAGATGCGGCAGAAAATCAATATGGATTGGCAGACGGCATAAATGCAGCAGGTGCGGCAGCAAAAAGCGCCCTTGCAAACTTTGATGACCTGGATGTACTTCAACGGGATTTAGGCGATATTCCTCGTTTCGGCGACAATTTTGATGTGCCGTCTTTTTCTTTTGATGAGGTGGATTTCGGAGAAGTCAAAAAGAATGTAAAGGATTTTACGGATGATATCGATGATATCCTGATTGGCTGGAGAGATGATCTGCAAGAGGATTTTGTCATTCAGCCCGTTATTGCAGAGCCGGTCATTCCGAGACTGCCTTCCCCTGTGTGGGAGCCAAATTGGGGATTGGTGCCGCCTCGTGTTCCTGTGCCTGAATTTCCGCCCTTACCTTCTCCTGTATGGGAGCCGGAATGGGGCCTTGTGCCTGCCTTGGAGGAAGAATTTGAACTGTCTATGCAAATGCTCCATGAATTTCAAGCGGAAATGGTAGATGGGCTCAGTGCTGGCTTTGAAAAGGCACAGGTTGTATTTGATACAGCGGTAGCGAATACAGCGGCGGCATTTGAGAACGCAAAACGAAATTTTGTGGCAACGAAAGATGCTGTTTTGGAAAATGCTGCGATCTGGGTAACGGAAACGGCAAACAGATTTCAGACATGGAAACAGAACATCACAACGGCTGTTTATGACACGGCAAGAAACACCATTGATAACTGGAATACGGCATTGGAAACCATGGCAAGCAACGCTTCCACATGGATCAACACCACATCGAAAAACTTCGTAACGTGGGGAGAAGGTGTTCTGGAAACTACATGGAATACTGCAAAGGGCTTTGCTGATAACATGATCAGCAGTTTCAAGACGGTGTGGGAAAACTTCAAGGATTTGATGAGTTCCATTGGTGAAAAGATTTCCGGTACATGGCATGAAAACAAAAGCTGGCTGGTGCCTACCCTTGCGGTGGGTGCGGCAGTGGCGGTCGGTGCCGGCATCGTTCTTTCCGGCGGCAGTCTGATTCCTGCCCTTGGCGCAGCGGCATTTCTAGCGGATGGTGCAGTCATCCCGCCCAACCAAGAATTCCTTGCTGTCCTTGGTGACCAGAAAAGCGGGCGGAACCTAGAAGCCCCCGAAGGCTTGATTCGCCAGATTATGCGGGAAGAACTGGCCGGCATGATGGGCAGCGGAGACGTGAATGTTACAGTTGAGTTTACAGGAAGTTTGGCGCAACTGGGCAGAGTTTTAAACCCTGTCATTACCAAAGAACAGAAGCGCATCGGCAAAACGTTACAGACAGGAGGTGTATTGTAATGGCATTATTCAGCATTGACGGGGTGGAATTTAACATCCCCTTGGTGGCACTGAAACGGGAATCCGCTGTGCTGGACAAATACGCCACCCGAACGGAGGGCGGCGACCTGCAGCGGGAGATCATCGGGGTCTATTACAATTACACCCTGACCTTCCCGGGGCTGAATCTGGACAGAGCGGAATATGACCGCCTGTGGAAGAAGGTCACGGAGCCTGTGGAATTTCACGATTTTGTGGTGCCTTCCTCCGATGGTACGTTTTCCTTCCGTGGCTACATCACCACCAGCGGGGACGAACTGAAACGCAGCCATAACGGCAAGCATTACTGGGGCGGGCTGAGCATCAAACTGATCGCAAAAGCCCCTGCCAGACTGCCCGGGGAGGTGTAAGTCATGGATACAAGTGTAAGCATTTCTTTTGGTTTGGTGGACGTGACGGCGAAACAGGATACCACTGCAGCCCTTCCCGACAGAAAAGCCTTTATCGACCCACAGGATTTGTCTCTGGAGGGGGTCTATGCACCGAAGGTTGCCACCTTGGAACGGAACTATTTCAAGCTGGACGGAAGCTTTCGGCTGTTCCCGGAGAACCCCGAGGATTTCACTTGGGGGATTTGGTCGGAGAGCATGACGGGGGATGACGGGAGATTTACCACGCCCCCTGTGCTGACCCTGACCTTTCAGGAGCTGCATGAAGCCATTGGGCTGACCTTTGAATTCGACCCATACGGCAATAACTACTGCAATGATTTGCTGATTCGTTGGTACCACGGGGCAGATATGATTCTGGAAAATGCATTCCAGCCTAATAACTGGCGGTTTTCCTGTCAGGAAACGGTGCAGAACTACAACAAAATCGAGATAACGTTTTACGGGACAGTGCGCCCCCATCGGTATTTGAAGGTGCAGAATATCATGCACGGCATGAATAAGATGTTCGACAGGGGTTCTTTGAAAACGGCTTCCCTGTTGGAGGAAATCGACCTTTCTGGGCTGACGGTTTCCTCCAATGCACTGGAATTTACGGTTTATTCCGAGGATGATGATTTCAATATCTTCAACCCCAAAGGCGTATACACCCTGCTGCAGAAAAAACAGCAGTTGACCGTGGAAGGAACGCAGGACGGAATAGTCAAGCATCTTGGCACCTTCTATCTGGAGGATATGGAAATGGAAGGGGATAAGCTGCTTTCTATTTCTGCCCAGGACGGCATCGGCATCATGGACGGCACCAACTACAAAGGCGGCATCTACAGGGCGAAGCCTGCCCATGAACTGTTGAAGGAGATCATGGACAATGCGGGCTTTGGCTACACCTTGGACAGCAGCCTGCGGAATGTGCCTGTAACGGGCTATCTGCCCATCTGTTCCCACAGAGAAGCCTTGCAGCATCTGGCCTTTGCCATCGGCGGCTATGTGACAACGGCAAGGAGCGGCACGGTCAATATCGTTGCCTTTCCTGATTGGTCGAATATCCCTACGGTTTCCATCGGCAGGGACAGGAAATTCATCGGTACCAAGGTAAAGATGCGCTCTCTTGTGACAGGGGTGAACGTGAAAGCCCATGAATACAGCCTGAGCGATACGGCGGAGGAGCTTTGCAAGGTGACTTTGGCGGAGGGCAGGAACGAGATTCTTTTCTCCGAGCCTGCGGCGGAAATTTCCATTGATGTAGGGACATTGGTGGAAAGTGGCGTCAATTACTGCATTGTGGAAGGTACAGCGGATACGGTCTGCACCGTCAGCGGGAAAAAATACGTGGATACGGAGAAAACGGTTACCGTTAAGATGGCGGAACTGCCTGCCGGGGATAAGGAAAACAACGTGGATGCTGACAGTACCCTGCTGAACAGCGCCAACGCCAAGAGTGCCGCTCAGAGGCTCTTTGACTACTATCAATACAGGATTGAACAGGATATCAGCTTCGTGATGAAAGAGGAAACTGTGGGGCTTCTGGCGGATATCGAGACGGAATACGGCGTGTACCGCGGGTCTGTGGTGGAAAGCATGGATACAGACTTGACGGGCGGATTTGTGACAAAGGCGGTGACAGTCGGTGAGTGATTGGAGAGAACCCATTACAGACAGAATGGCAACAGATGTGGCTGGGGCGGATGCAGGCTCTCTGGCATACCAGAAGGGCGCACTGAATGCCGATGATTTGAACCGCATCGAGGGGAATTATCGGTATCTCTTGGAGTATTTGGAGACGGATTTCATTTTCATTCCCCATGCCTACCGAAACAGAGAGGAGACCACCGTCAATCCAGACGGAACAGCGACCAAAACCATATACACCGACTGGCAGGAACACAATCTGCCTTGGCTTTCGGAAATCAACCGTATTCGAGCGAATTATACCGCTTTGGTGCGGTTGTTTTTGGTTGGCTTGGGTTTGCCTGTGTTCGGAGAAAGCAATTACCTTGATTGGCAGGAGGTCAACGATTGGGAACGGGTTGCCGCGGTCGGCAAGGAAATGACAGAAAATATGAAGCAGGAATACATCCCCTGCGGAACGATAAACAGCGGAGGTGAACGGTTGCTATGAAGGATTTTTTAGATAGAATCCCAACACAGGCAGGGCGGAGAAAAATCACCCATGCAGATGGCACAAGCGAATATGTAACGGTTGAAATGGCGGACGAACCTTCTGTAGAGGGTACACCGTTGAATCGTGCGGCGTTTATGGCGTTGCAGGGGTTTGATTCGTTTCATGTTACTTTTAACGATGACGGCTCTATTACCGAAACAAACGCACTAAATGAACCGCTGGACACCGTTTTCAACACAGACGGAACGATTGACGAAACTTTTACAAATAAGGACGGAATGAAAATCGGAATAAAAACAAAATTCAATCCAGATGGTTCGATTTCGGGAAACATTATCAATTTCACAGCGTAAGGAGTGGAAATTATGGGAATTTGGGCGTCGGTAAAGTACGCATTAAATAGCACGTTGGGAACAAGCAGTTTTTTGTCATTAGACAAAATGATTCAAGCACACGGAACACAAACATTCACATCAGATGGCACATTTACTGTTCCTGCTGGCGTGACAAAGATTTTTGTTACTGCTTTTGGCGGTGGTGGCGGTGGTGACATATGGTGGAAAGGCGGACAAGGGGGCGACAGAGTAATTAAAAAAGCATATTCCGTTGTGCCTGGAACGGTTATTCACATTACAATCGGCAAAGGCGGTGCAGAAAATAGTGACGGTGGTGCGACTGTTATTGGCAATATAGTGACATTATCCGGTGGAGGTAAAGGTGGTTCACCGAAACCGCATAGTGGCTCGCCTGGCGGTATAGAAAGCATGAACGGAATGGACAGCCCGATGGCTAATGGCGGCTTTCGAGGTTCAGACGAAAAGTCTTCCGGCAGTCAATACCATGGCGGTGGTGGCGGTGGCGGCGGATATGGGCAAGGCGGTAAAGGTGGCGATGCGTCTTATAGTGGTCGGGCAGATGACGGAGGGAATGGCGGTATCGGAGCCGGTGGTGGCGGTGGCGGCGCATCAGGAAGTTCAAACAATTATAACGGAAAAGGCGGCAAAGGCGGAGACGGTATTGTCATTATTGAATGGTGAGGTGAGAAGATGAAAACTTACGCAATGATTTTACAAAACAGAGTGATTGACGTTCTGAAAGACAGGGAAACAGAACCATACTATCCACCTGACCCATTGGGCAATCCAGTAACCGCAATTCCCTGTGGAGATACTGTAGAACTTGGTATGACTTATGATGCCGAAACAGGTACATTTTCTGAATACATTCCATCAGAACCAGAACCGACCCCCGAACCACAGCCAACACAGCTTGACCGCATCGAAGTGGCGGTGGCTGCCAGAAACGAAGAAATCGCCCAAACTGCTATTGACAACTACACACTGGAACTCATGGAAGGAGGTCTTTTATGAGTACGCTGACGGAAAGCCTGAGAAGGCTTTTTTTAAATGGAAAAGTGACAATGGAAAAATTGGAGCAGATGCAGGCGGATGGAAAGATTTCCGCAGAGGAATTTTCCTATATCACGGCAGAGAGGATGGCTTGAGAGGGGTGAAGAAATGTATGTAGATGCGAATACGATCATTAAATTTTCTACCCTCATCGGTGCGGCGGGTACAATTTTAATCATGCTGTATAAAGGATTTCAGTTTCTGGAACGGCAGAAGGAACAGGATAAGGAAATCAAAAGCATCAAGGAAGAACAGTGTGTGATGTGCTATGCCATCCTTGCCACGTTGGACGGGTTGAAACAG